TGTTGCAGGGTTTGTTGATGAAGCTGCATTAATATAAATTGATCCTACAGGATAAACTGCTTGTAGTGTTGCTGCTGTATTAGAGCCAATAGTAATAGTACCACTACAAGTTAAGTTTCTAACTCCTGTAATATCAACATTAGCATCTGCTGTTACAGCTTTAGATGCCTGTGCTGTGCCTAAAGTTGTTATATCTAAGTAATTTAATTCTGTTGTAGTAGCTGTTACCCCATCTATAAGATTGAGTTCTGTATGGGTTGCAGTTACAGCTCCACTTACATTAGGAAATGTCGCTTTTACTGTTGATTTAATTAATCTTAAATGGTCATCACCCTCATTAACAGCATCACCTGCTGCTGGGTTTGAACTATTTAGACTATCTATATATGTTCCTGATTCTAATCCCATTTTTTACTCCTAACTCTTGGGGTTGTTGTCTTTAACTGATTTAATATGTAAATACCATTCACCTGTTTTTGCATCTGCACCTAATTTCCCAGCATCAATATCTCTATAAAGCATATCTAATTGGTCGCCTAAAGCTCCATAGGTAGTCTTTGTTTGTTGATTGCTGGACTCATTATAGTAACCTGATGTTCTATAGATTTTATATCTTCTTGCAACAGTAGCTGCATCCATAGTATCTCTATGAGTTTTTTCTGAATTGGTTTCATCTCTTTCTGTTACACCACTATTATTGCTTATTAAAACTTTAGCCATATTAACTCCTTACAACTCCATAAACTGTCAGACAAACTTTTTGAGCTCCGCCACCACCAAAAATTAGTTTAAAACCATTCATTGAATTAGCTCCTGCATCATCATAATGCCCACCCCCATGTACTGCTCTATGGTAATTAGAATGGTCTTTACCATTTATGCTTAATGTTATTTGAGCTTTTACAGCTCCTTCTGAATCTGTTGAATCACTATCCCATCTACCCCCTCTACCATTATGAAAATATATAAAACCTGAAAGAGGATTAGCATCACTACCTTTCAAATCATCAAATATTCTTGGATCAGATTCATTATTAGAACTTAGCTGTCTATCTGTTCCATTACTATCTATTCCATTTAATGCTACTCTATAACCACCTCCTGTTATAGCACTTCCATCATCTAAAAATTGAAACTCTACATCTCCATCTCCAGCAAGTGAAATACCATGAATAAGAACATAATAATTATCATAGCTTGAACTAAATCCTGTATATTCATAAGATGCGTATGGACTAGAAGAATTATAATTATTGACTGCTGTAAGAACTGCAAGTCCACCACCACCACCACCTGCTGCTGCCCATTTGACACCTGTAGCTTCTGATGAATCTGCTGTTAAAACTTGGTCATTACTTCCAACAGCGAGTGCAGATGGATTGCCTGAACCATCTCCTATTAAAATCTTTCCTTTGGTAGATAGATCAACTGCTGAAACTGCTGATGTACCATTTCCAATTAATACCCCATTGGCAGTTAAACTTGTAGCACCAGTACCACCACTTCCAACAGCTAAAGTTGCTGATAATCCAGCAGCATTTCCTGATGTGTTTTGGTTTCCAGAACTATTAACTCCAGGTAAATCTATATTGCCAGTACCATCAAACGAGACTCCACCAATATTTCTTGCTGTTTGTAAAGCTGTTGCTGTAGCAGCATTGCCTGTGCATGATCCAGATGAACCACTAGCATTACCAGTTAATGCTCCTATAAACCCTGTAGCTGTAATACTTCCAGTAGAAGGATTATAAGTACAAGTTCCATCAGATTCTAAACCAATGTTTCCACCATCAACATCACCACCTGATGTGAAAACTAAAGCATTATCTTCATCTGTAGATTCATTATCGGTAATAGTAACAGTTGTAGCAACTGCTGCTGTTCCACTTGTATTTTGATTACCAGCAGTATTAACACCAGGAAGATTAATATTTCCTGTACCATCAAAACTCACCCCACCTATGTTCCTAGCAGTTTGTAAAGCTGTAGCTGTAGCTGCGTTTCCAGTACAAGAACCTGACGATCCACTTGCGTTTCCTGTTAAAGCACCAATAAATCCTGTTGCAGTAATACTTCCTGTGCTTGGGTTATAGGTACAAGTTCCATCAGACTCAAGCCCAATATTTCCACCATCTACATCTCCACCTGAAGTAAAGACAAGTGCGTTATCCTCGTCAGTAGATTCGTTGTCAGTAATAGTTACTGTTGTTGCTACTGCTGCTGTACCTGATGTATTCTGATTTCCTGCTGTATTGACACCAGGTAAGTTTATATTACCTGTTCCATCAAATGAAACCCCACCAATGTTTCGTGCTGTTTCTAAAGCTGTTGCAGTTGCTGCATTTCCAGTACAACTGCCTGAACTTCCTGATGTATTCCCTGTTACATTTCCTGTTATATTTCCTGAAAATGTACCTGATAATACATCTGTATTTGAATTAAATGTTAAACCACTTGCTGTCTTTGGCCCTAAATCTCCAGTTGCTGCTGTTACAAATAAAGGAAAACAACTTGTGTCAGTAGATTCATCTGCTACTGTAATTGCTGTTGGGGTTGTAGTAGGTATTGCTGCCCATTTTGTTCCTGTTGCTTCACCACTATCAGCAGTTAATACATGATTATTAGAACCTACTGCTAAAGCTGATGGATTTCCACTTCCATCACCTATTAAAATCTTACCTTTTGTAGATAAATCTACAGCAGTTACAGCAGAAGTTCCATTTCCTATAAGAACTCCATTAGCAGTTAAAGTTGATGCTCCTGTTCCACCATGAGCTACTCCTACATCTGTAGCTTCCCAAGTACCTGATGATATAGTTCCTGTTGTAACGATTGAACTAGAACCAGCTACTGGTGAAAAATAAGTTTTCATGGTGTCCATTCCAACTTTCTTTAAAGTTCCACCATCTGAATATAATAATTCATCAGCATCTGCTAAACCTGATGAAATCTCAGTTTGACCTGAAATAACATTATCATTAAGCATACCTGATTCAACTGCATCAGTTTGAATGGTTGCTGCACCACCTGTTGCTATAGCTATATCGCCTGATATAACAACTGGATTAAAATTCGTTCCATCTGCAATTAAAGCTGCACCACTTGTATTGGTGTTCATGGTGAGATCATCACCACTAATTGTTAAATCCCCTGATATAGTGGCATTACCACTAACAGTTAAAGTTCCACTAGATGTCAAACTGGTAGCTGTTACAGCAGGTAAATTAGCTGCAATATTCGCAAGAGTTACTCCATAAGAAGTGCTAGAGTCTGCTATTGCAAATAAAGCACTACTACTTGGTGTGCTTGTTGTTGTTAATTCTGAAAATTTCTTTGTTGCCATCTATTGTACTGTCCAAGTTGTTGTTGAAACTGCTGGTAAATCTTGCCAATCAGCAACACCTATTGCTGTAGGCCCTGCTTGTTGTAATAAATCTCCACTTTCAGTTGCAAGTAAATGTATGCCATCTTCTACTTCAAAATAGCCAGTAGATACATCAGCTAAATTTGTCCATGAAGTTGAACTTGTACTTACTCCTGTCCATGTAGTCATTAATAAGCACCATAATCAATTCTAGTTGTAGGTGCTACTCCTGAATGTCTATCTCTTTCGTTTGAATCTATTATCCCTTTTTTAGCTAATTCATAAGCACCAACCCAAAGCTGTACTCGTTTATCATTTTGTAAATAAGGTTCTGCTTCTAATAAAACTGCATATAAATAAGCATCAGGGTGATATGTAAGCATATCATTTGTTGTATTAGAATCTGATAATCCAGTAAAATACTTATAATAAAGCATTTCAATTTCATAAACAGAATCAGGAATAGGTCTTAATTGAAAAGTATTGCCTATAATTGAATATGCTTTTGGTTTTCCTGTTGTACTGCCACCTCTAACCCTATCCATTTGTTCAGGGGTTAAATATTCTAAAGCTGTTTTAGGATCAGTATTAAGTTGTATATTACGCATAGCAACATAATTATCAGGAAGTGTATAAAATTCTGTATCTGCAATCGTGTTTGCAGTAACCCTTGTTTCCATTCTTCTTATTTTAAAATCCCTTCTATGCCTAGCTTCTGCTAATGCAATAAATTCAGGTATTCTGTCAGTTAAATCTGATCTATCTAACCAATTAGCTACTGCTGTTTTTAATTCTGAAAATGTTGTTATTGCCATTATAAAATTCTCTTAGTTGTTTTTAAGTACCTATAATCAGCACTATTTAATAATCTTTTAACCCCTTCTTTGTGGTTAGGATTAAAGACATCAACCCCAAATTTGTTCTTCCATTCATAATATACAGTCAAAGGAATCCTTGCAGATAACCTTAACTCATCTCTCATAAGATGATCGTTTTCCTGTAAATTCTTATTAGAATCAACTAGAGGTTGAATGTCTTGTATATGTTCGATAGCAAACTCTTTTGTTGGTTCGTGGAAATGAAATATTTGATTGCTGTCAATCTTTCTTTTCATTATTCACTTAGCTCGGCTACCCAAACATTAGCTGTACCACTTGCAATAATTGCTGCCAGTTTCATGCCACCATCAACTTTAAATATCATTGGTTCATTAGCTGGTAGTCTTATCGAACTAGCTGCTGCTGCTGTTGGGCTTGAACCAAACTCAACAAATACAGACGCAGTATCTGATGTTACCATCACATATTCTGTTTGCGAACCAAATGCTGATGTCGCAGCAGAACTTGTACTTACTGTTCTAACATGATTTGCTGTTACTCTTTGTCC